AAAATCAAGATACAAAGTATGGCCTTCGGCCTACGCCAGTGGTGCATTAGTACAGTGCCGAAAAAAGGGTGCGGCCAACTGGGGCAACAGCAAGAAGAAATAATGAGAGTAACAGACATAATCACAGAGAAGTGTTGGAAAGGCTACACCAAGAAGGGCATGAAGACCATGTTCGGAAAACGTGTACCCAACTGTGTGAAAAAAGAACACGTAGACTTCTGTGTGAACTGCCATAGCCTTGTACTACACGAATCCTTAGACGAAAATCTTAAGAAATGGTTTAAAGACAAATGGGTGCGAATGGGTCCTGGAGGCAAGATCAGAGGATCCTGTGGTGGCAAGAGCAAAGGTGAAGGCAAACCTAAATGCTTACCAGCCAAGAAAGCACACGCACTAGGTAAAAAAGGCAGAGCAAGTGCGGCGGCAAGAAAGAGAAGAAAAGATCCAAATCCTGATAGACGTGGTAAAGCAATCAACGTTAACACCAAAAAGAAAAAATAATTTGCATTCCAGACAAATCTGTTATATACTTGTTGGATAACAACAGGAGAAACTAATGGCAGTAAGAAACTTCAATGACGCAGAAAAGCAAAAGCTAATCCAAATTATATCACAGGGTTCACAAGTACTAGGTGAGGTAGATGATCTAAAAGGTGGATTGAGAGATACAGTGAAAGCAATATCAGAAGAGCTTGAGCTTAAACCTGCACTAATCAACAAAGCTATCTCAATAGCACACAAGGACAACTATAAAAATCTAACCGACGACCTAGACACACTAGAGTCTATATTAGTAGCCGCAGGCAAGTTATAGTGTACAAGTTAATCAAGGACTTTTGGTTAACAAGTTACAGGACAGACAAAACTGCTTTCTACTATGAACTGGTTTCGGTAGTATTCACAATAGTCGGATCGTGTATCTTGACTTTTACCTCGCCAGAGCCTAAAATGGCATTAGTGTTTCCGATATATCTTATCGGATCAATAACACTTGCGATAGGTTCTTACAGGAGGAGAATAATCTGGACCACAGTACTGGCAAGTTGGTTTACGATAATGAATGTGATAGGAAACATCAAAGTATTTTTTTAATGGGATCAAGTATAAAAGAGTTTTGGAAGAACAGTTATAGATCAGATAACACTGCATTCTATTTTGAAATGATCAGTTTCATATTCACAGTAGGAGCAAGTATGACATTGGCGATCACAGCCAGTAATCCTGACATGACCATAGTGTACCCAGGATTCTTTATAGGAGCGGTCACACAATGTTATGCATCGTTCAGGAGAGGTGCGGCATTTGTCATGATGATCACAGGATATTTTTCAATCATAAACGTCTATGGTTACGGCGTTGCAAGTTATTGGTGGTAGTATGAGTTACATAGACGCATTATACAAAAAGGAAGAGGACAAAATATACGTTGTAGAACGTGATCCCAAGAAGGGCAGAGTGTTTGTAGAATACGATGCACGATACGTTTTCTATTATGAAGATGCAAGGGGTAAGCACAGATCAATGACTGGGCAACCTTTACAGAGAGTACAATGTAGCACACAAAAAGAATTCATTAAAGAGCAGAGGATAAGATCCAACAAGACGCTCTATGAACAAGATATCAATCCTGTGTTCAGATGCCTTGAGGAGAACTACTTAGGCAAAGAAACTCCCAAGTTGAACACAATGTTCTTTGATATTGAAGTTGACTTTGACCCTGAGAGGGGTTATTCAACAACAGATGATCCGTTCATGCCCATAACTGCCATAAGTTGTTATATGAGCTGGACGGATCAACTGGTCACACTAGCAGTTCCGCCTAAGACAATCAACATGCAAGAAGCAAAAGTGCTGACTGAAAGATTCCCTAACACAATGTTATTTGAAAAAGAGAAGGACATGCTAGACGCATTCTTACAACTTGTTGAGGACGCAGATATTTTATCAGGTTGGAACAGTGAAGGGTATGATATTCCATACACAGTGGGTAGAATACAAAAAGTATTAAGTTCAGATGATACAAGACGTCTATGCTTCTGGGGGCAAAAACCTAAGAAGAGAGTGTTCGAGAAATATGGCAGAGAACAATTGAGCTTTGATCTTGTTGGTAGGGTACATTTGGACTTGTTAGAATTATACAGAAAATACACATATGAGGAACGACATTCGTTTAGATTAGATGCAATAGGTGAACACGAACTTGATGAAAGAAAAACTGTTTATGAAGGATCTCTAGACGCACTTTATAAAAATGATTTTGGTTTGTTCATAGAATACAACAGACAGGACACAGCACTACTGGCCAAACTTGAGAAGAAATTGAAGTTCATAGAACTTGCCAATGAGATCGCACACCAAAACACTGTGCTACTACAAACAACAATGGGTGCAGTTGCAGTAACCGAACAAGCCATTGTAAACGAAGCACACAGACGTGGTATGCAAGTAGCTGGAAGAAAATACAAGAAAGACGGTGAGGAAAATCAACCGGCGGCAGGAGCCCATGTGGCAACTCCGCAAAAAGGTATACATGACTGGATTGGTTCAATCGATATAAACTCGCTGTATCCAAGTGTGATTAGGGCGTTGAACATGGGACCAGAGACTATTGTGGGGCAGATAAGGCCTGTGATTACGTCAGCAGAGATCAACAGGGCCAAACACGCCAAGAAGTCATTTGCGGCGGCATGGGATAGTCAATTCGGTAGTTGGGAATATGTTGCAGTGATGAACAAGGAGAAAGGCACAGAGATTGTTGTAGATTGGGAAGACAAGACCAGTGTGAGAATGAGTGCGGCACAACTGTATGATTTAGTTTTTGAGGGTAATAACAAATGGATGTTGAGTGCAAACGGAACTATATTTACATATGAGTATGAAGCCGTCATTCCAGGCCTGCTCAAACGTTGGTATGCAGAAAGACAAGAAATGCAAAGAAAGATGCATGATGCAGGAGAAAACGAAATCGAAAGAGAGTATTGGGACAAGAGACAACTTGTTAAAAAAATTAACTTAAACAGCTTGTATGGTGCAATCTTAAATCCAGGGTGTAGATTTTTTGATATAAGGATTGGACAGTCTGTCACACTTACAGGCAGATGTATTACGAAACACATGGGAGCGAAAGTGAATGAGATCGTTGCAGGCAAGTATGACCACAAAGGTGAGAGTGTTGTGTATGGTGACACAGACTCTGTGTATTTTTCCGCATACAAAACATTAGAAAAAGAGATAAAGGATGGATTGATTCCATGGACCAAAGATTCAGTATTGGGTCTCTATGACAAGATAGCAGATGAGGTAAATGGTTCTTTTAAATCTTTCATGACCAAAGCATTTCATACGCCAAGCACACGGGGAGAAGTGATCGCGGCAGGTAGAGAACTTGTTGCATCAAAAGGTCTGTTCATCACAAAGAAAAGATATGCTGTATTGTATTATGACAAGGAAGGCAAAAGAACAGATGTTGAGGGCAAAGATGGCAAAATGAAGGCCATGGGATTGGATTTAAAAAGGTCAGATACTCCTGTGTTCGTGCAGGACTTTTTGAGTGAAATACTTTACATGGTATTACAAGGCAAAGATGAGAAAGATGTATTAGATAGGATAAGCGAATTCCGGGCAGAGTTCAAAGCCATGCCAGGGTGGGAGAAGGGATCCCCCAAGAGAGCAAACAACATGACCAAGTACACGGCGGCAGAAGTGGCCAAAGGTAGAGCAAACATGCCAGGACACGTAAGAGCAAGTATGAACTGGAATAGATGCAGGGAGATGTATGGTGACAAGTATTCATTGCCAATCACAGATGGTGCAAAAGTTATTGTGTGCAAACTCAAAAACAATCCTATGGGTTATACAAGTATTGCATATCCCGTAGACGAACTGCGTATTCCAGAGTGGTTCAAAGAACTGCCATTTGATGGAGATGCCATGGAAGCAACAATACTTGATCAAAAAATTGATAACTTAATTGGTGTGCTAGGTTGGGACGTACAAAGCACAGAGACCACAAATACTTTCAATAAACTATTTGAGTTTTAAATACCTTTATGTTAAGCATAGAAGAGATTAAATTACTAATCGAAAAATTAGAAAAAGCCAAAGCCACAGATTTCAAAGAGCTTATCGACACTAACCTTAAAATATTGAAAGATATTGAAATGGCTGTTGATGC